GGATAGGTGGTCAATATTCAAAAAGCGAAGCCCTGACAACTGGCTTGGATCCAGCGGTATTCTAAATCCTAAATCTCCTTGAATGATTTGTACAATTTCTCCATTCTCTCCCCCAAGGCGAACAATGAATTTTGTACGGAATTTACTCGGCGCTTCGTGAACGCCAAGATCGCGACTTGATGCTTCCCAGAATGCGAGAATATCCGCTTCGGTTTTAATCTCGGGATAAGCAATCGAGTTCGGTTTCTTAGTAATATTGAAGCCCGTAAACTCAACAAACGACTCACCTTCCAGCCGGAAGTTCAGCCAGCTGACATAATCGAACTCACCCCTTATTTTCGCCATGAAATTGATACCATTAATCGGAAGGTCAACCTCAGCGCCCGCCAGCGGTAATTCCATGACCTCGACAAAGTTGGCAGTATATGGGATCATTGTTCCGTAAAACAAACCGCCTTTCGCAACCGGAGGTTTTGCAAGAATTTCAAAATCATTCTGTCGCTCCATGACCAAATCACCGGCAAGTTCGAGCTTGAGATTGATTCTCCTTTGACCTGCAGTTCGATTGACCTGTGGCGTTCCATAAAGGAAGTAATCAATATCTGTCTCAGGTGCCAAGTGAGTGAAGATCGTTTTTTTGATCTCAACATCGTCCAGATCTGTTAAGGTTAGCGTCGCCTTGTCGTGCTCGATGTCGGAAACAATTCCTTTTACATCATACCAGTCTGGATTTTTAAACTTGCTGTCGTCCTGAATTGAGATGTTGCCAATCTTAGCCGCATTCCAAAGCTCGAATCTCGCCTTGGCTAGAAATTCGTCTGTGTAAAGGGTGAAAAATATTGTCCTTTCAATTACGTGCAGATCGTGCGTCAAAACAATCTGGTCTAATTTGTAAAGCCCTGGTTCAACTACTATGCCATCTGTTTCCTGAAAAGCCTTGTAGGATTGAAGCTCGGTTTCTCCACCGTCCGCGTACATGAAAACATCAAGTATCTCAATGCTTCCCTTAGAAAGGATCATTTTCAAATTGTTGTGATACCCGGTAATGGTTGATTGAATATCAAGTTTGGCAGGCAATTTGAAAGCTCCTGGAATTATGCCAATCGTTTTAGGTATCGCAGTATCTAGTAATGTAGTTACCAGTTTCGGCAAAACATTCACTCTGATCGGAATTTTTACCTCAAACACAAGCCCTGACTCAGGATCCGTCACATCATAATACAGATAATACATTCCTGCTTTTGGAGCACGTGCAGTCGCAGTTACGTCAAGAAATATGATTGTAATATCTGTAAGCCAGTCAGGTTTATCCGTTAGTACCCATGAAAGGGTATTAAGATCAAAAATATCATCTGTTTCCTGATCATCGTTTAGATCATTGAAAGCAGCCGTTACGTAATCGAATAAGTTAATTGAATCTGTACTTTTAACCTTTTCTACATATTGAAGGGGAACAGTAATATCAAATATGGCTCCTAATCGACCGCCAGAACTTGCTCCAAGAGCCTCAGCTAATTCATCATTTGTAAGGCCTATTTCTTCCGCGTTAACCCTACCTGACGAGCTATCCTGTTTAGTTGGATACACTCCGTCGCCTTGTCCTGAAACTGGGTTAAGCAACCTCGATCCTGGTATATAGGAATCCTGCCGAAGCTCCTCAACTGGAATCTCTTCATATTTGACTTGAATAGCCGTAACCTTAACTTTCCGGGAATAGTCATTGAACGAGTATCGAACAATACGCATCCTCATGTTTCCCCTATCCGCTAATACCAGAGTGTGCAGATAGCTTAAAAACGGCGCTCCTGGCATTAAAGTAATTTCTCCTTCAAGAATATCCAAGGGCCGACTCGTGAGGCACAACCTATCCAGCATTTCAGCCCGGTAAATACTAAGGCTTTCGTCTAAGTCGGGCCGACGTCTCCAAGATTTAGTATTTTCAATACTCCCAGGTATGGTAAGAGAGCCACTATACCATGGGTTATAATCGCCGGTGATATGGTGAATTGTTTCGGCCTCTTCATCGGTTTTAGAACCCCTCTCTAAAGTGGTAGCATACTTTGAAGCGTCGTCTTTCGCTACAAACCCTTCAATGGTTCCTTTCAGATTGTATACCTTATACCAATCACCTGTTTTGTCTGGATGTTCGGTTATCTTGTAAAAACGGATAAAAATTTCTTCAACAGGTATCGGCATTTTTTCATTTGCCGCAGTAAAATCAATGGGAATTTCAAAGGTGCCTTTCTGAACATTAACTCTTATATTTATAACTTCCCATGAAGCTCCGACAGCCGCCTGCGTTCCACCCGGGTTACTTATTTTTGAAATTATAATGTCATCGTTTTCGACGACTACACCTGCCGCCCCTCCGATTTTTCGGGTCTGTCCGGGAGGAATCCCCTCAATGACGTACGTCCACCCCGGAATGTTTCCATCTGGATAATTCGGGTTGCCTGAAACGTCGATATGCCCTCTACCTATCACACCTTCGCGATCCAGTGGAGGCACAATGATAAACCTGTAGGTTTGCCCTGCCGGAACGTTCTCCTGAAATGGTTGACCCCAATAAGTTATCGCTGGATTAGTCGCGCTCGGAAACCTAAGAGCGATGATTATATTGGATGAAAAAGGTTCTGTCTCATAGTCGAAGCTGATCGTAATTTTCTTGTCTCCGGGAGAAACCCTTCCCGCAGACGTTTCAATCCATTCGGAAGGCTCTATATGATATCTTTTATTGTCTACCGTATATTGCACTACACCCAATGTTGTAATCATTACCCCTTGACCTAAAATTTGTCTCAGGGTTTTCTTTTTCTTCTTATCATAAGGCCCGGGAGCTTTGCCATTTATTTTAAGTACCGAAGGCGCGTCAGGGTCACCCCCAATGTGGTATTGCTCCCAGCCGGGATTACCTTTCGGCATATGGGAAAAATCCCAACCTACCAAACCGTCGTTAGTCCAAAGAACCATATTCCCGTTCTCGAAGTAGGGAGTTTGACTGCCCAAATCAACTTCCGTCCGATACTTGGTTATAGGCGGAAGTATTCTGATCTGACCTCCATCAACACTAAAAGCGTCAGTATCATTTATTATGTAAGTCCCTGGCCAGGGGCTGGCAGGAACGGCCGGTCCGTCGTTAAATGGGAGCTCTCGATAACTTCTTTCAAACCCGGTTGCGTGATCTACAATAGATCTGACAACCCACCGGTTATCCCACTGAGTTAATTCAGCTGTGTGGTGATCGAGAATATCAGTTACGATTTCGTCACAATACATTGCCTCGCCATTCTGATCATAGAACCGGGCGGTATTGATCTCAAAGGAAGCCAGGCCAAATTCAGGATCACCTATCCAGGAATTTTCATACATATGGGTAGACACCCGTAAACCTAATTCACTGCCGATAATTTCCAGGCATTCCTGAATCAGTTTTAATCCGGTCTTTTTAAAAGTGTTGTCAGGGTTGACGTACTTTTTCTTTGAAAGGTGAGCAAGTCCGCAACTGGCTGTCAAACTTACTGTCCACGGTGGTTTTTTATACGGCCTGGCTGCGTCCCAGGGTTCAAGCCATCCAGTCCATTCAATCTTTTCAGGTGTTGCTCCAACGGCCGGAATGACCCTTTGACAGAAGAACGTTTTCCTATCATACACGAACTCAGAAAGGTCGTATTGCTCTTCAAGAAACAGAGATATTCTTGCCTGGGAGGTAACAATTGGTTTATCGAAAAAGGCATCAGAAGCGCCTTGGTCGATATCACATGCGCCGTAGGTATTATGCCATTCTTTGACCGGCCCGACGTAATCAATTTTAAGGAAACGAATTTCCTTGATTATCCCGTGACTGTCTTTATACCTGGAAAAATACTTTAACCCGTACGCCATTATTATCTCGCTAATGCTTTATTTCTTGCCTGAACCCTGTTAAACGAGACATGCAAGTCTTCTCCGCGAATCACTAAATCCGGGATGAAAATATTTCCACCTCCTCCGCTTTTAGAAATTGCTTCCTGGACGCTTTTGGCAATCGAAGTGTCTACTTTTGAATAAGGTGCGATCATTTCACCATCGACCCGAGCGTTGGCGTTATCACCAACAATCGCTGTCATCTGACGGTGAACCATAGCACCCTTCGCAAATCTTTTGATACTTGAAGAAGCTTTGTCTTTGACGCTGTTTGAAACAACTTGCCCAAGAGCAACGAGTCCAACCCCAGCTGCAAGTGCGGTCGCTGGATTTTTAGCGAATACTTTAAGAGCAATACCAGCGGTACCGAAGCCAATAAGAGACTTACCTAAGTCTTTCAATAAAGACCCGATCCGGCTCATTACGTTTTTAGCGAAAGTGTCAATACCTCCAACTCCCGACATTAGATTACCCAACATCTCGCCAAACCCCACTGCAATATCACCAGCGGCCCCTCTGACAGCGCCGGTTAACCCAGCATTCATTTCATGGGTTGCATCAACGAATCCCTTTACTCTTTTCTCGTATGCTGTAACAGATTCCCCGACCTTTAAAGGCATGGCGTCAAAAAATTTCTGAACTTCGCCGAATGAAGCGGAATCACCTAAAACGCTTTTCAAATCCATTGCGCCATAAGATCGGGCATCGCTTATCCTTTTCGCGTCGGTGTTATTTAGCGCATCGGTAGAGCTTGGCAGCCGGTTTTCCATGACCTTGGTTGTCGCGGCTTTTGCTTTGTCAAGACCGCTGGCAAGTGAACCGCCAGTGGTAGCACCAATCGTTTTGAGCATTTCCAGGTTGAGCCCCGAAACCACTCCGACATAATTTTTATATTCTTTAACCTTGTCTCTTAGAGCGTCTTTATCCCGGCTGTACTTTGTTAGCAGATCGATCGCTTCAAGTTGTTTTTCGACATCCGTTAACTTTTTTGTTGAGTCGGTTAAATCATCGGTCGCGTCAGATGTGCCCTTTAATGTATTCTGAGGATCCTTTTCAGGCACAATTGCATTTTCAGCCCGCAATTCTCGACGGGCCTGGATGGTTTGAGGAATAAGATCTTTTAACCCTGACCTCTTTTTCTTGATTTCTTCAGCCAGGGAATCACTTTTGATACGGAGATCTTCGCTTCGGTTAAAGTCTTTTCCCTTTAATGCTTCCGCATATTGTTCACGAACCTTGATGCGTTCCTTTACCAGGCCACGAAGTTCTAATGTCTCTTTTTGGAATGCCTCAATAGCTCCGAGGCTTAAAAGCTCTTTTCTGTTGGCAACATCCTTAATATTTAGCTTGCCAAGCTCTTCACTGTACTTTTGAAGATCGCTCCCGTTTAATTTAAGAGTTTGGTTGCTAAATTGACCCATCCCCAGGTTAACCTGTCGTGTTTCCGAGCCATTGGAAAGGATACTTCTTAGTTCACTTTTCCTAATATCAGACTTTCTGTTTTCGGCAAGAATAGCCTCCCGCCTGGTAGCCTGCATTGCTTCCAGAAGTTTCTTCTGCTCTTCCGTGTGCGTCTTTACTTTGCCGGTACTGATATCTATTGCGTTGCCATATTTATCCCAGCCTGTGACAGCAACCGGAGCAAAATCAGCAATCTGTTTTGTAATGTCTTTGAGCGTCTTTTGCTCATCTGCCGTGAGTTTCGTTTTGCTTTTTAGCTCGTCGTATTTGGCGATCAGAGGATCCAGCTTAGTTGCGTAACTAGCTACCAACTCCTGTTGTTGACTGAAAGATTTTACCTCAGACGCAGCAGATGCAAACATTAATGCCAAGCCAGAAAGAACCGTCGTTGTAGCAACAATTGCGACAACGGGCCATACAATGCCTGATAGACCTGCGGCAATTAAAGGCCAAGCAGATATCAACCCACCAACGGCAATTGTCAATGCAGGAACAACGACTGCCAATCCTCCGATATAGAAAATTGCTTTTTGCGCCTCAGGACTTAAACTTTTAAAACCTGTTGCTGCATTATCGAGTATATCACTGACTCCTTTTAAAGCAGATGTGATGCCAAAGGCTTTGTCGGCGCCTTCGCCCATCACCCCAGAAAAGAAAGTAAAACTGTCGGCTGCTTGCTCAGAAGCAGATGCTGCCAGTCCTTCAACCTTAGGTATCTTTTCAAGCAGGGTAATAAACCCTTCAATGAATTTATCAATACCAAGTTTATTAAGTTTCTCAACGTCCGTTGTGCCGAATGCCTTTTCAATGACATCCATTGATTGGGGGATACGGTTTGCCAGCTGCCGAAGATCGACCTGATTAATGTTGCGGGTTCCTTTGAACTGTTTGAGGTTGAAAAGTGCAGGCTCCAGGTCGGCCTGATTACCACCAGCTGCGGTAATGGCGTTGGCGAAAGATTTAATGGCCCGTTCTGCCAGACTTGATTCAAGCTTAACGGCCCTGAGTCCTACCAAAGCTTTTGCACCATCGAAAACTCCTATGTTTGGTTCCTTAGCTAATCGTCTGACGTCGTCTAAGGTTTCGCCATAAAGAGTTAGGCCTTTCGACATTCTTTGCAGCTCCGTATAGTCCTTGTAGGCTTTTCCAACGGCAAATAGGGCAGGAAGAGCGCCAATAATAGCGGTTTTCTGTCCAATGTTTGTTAGATCACTGCCTAACCTGGTCAGACCTGCTCGAAATACTTTTTGTTCAGCATCGGCGCGCTTGTACCCCTGAGCAACATTTGAATTGAGCTCTTGAGTGAAAAGCATCGCGCGTCTACGGGCATTGTTGAGACTGGAAATTAATCCTGACTCATCACCCGTTATTCGTATGTTCGCTCCTCCGATTGCTGTCATCCAGATTCATTCATTTTAGCCTCCATCGCAAGCTTCTTTTTCAAACTAATCCTGCGTGCGGCCTTAGGTGGCTTATTGGTAGATTTTGCCGTTGCCTCGGGCTTAGACCATTCTTCAAAACTCTTTGGTTCAACTCCTGCCGCAGCGGTAGTGCATGCATAGGTATTGTATGCCTGAAACTTTTGCATCTCCCACTGTTCGGCAACTCTTTTGTTGTATCCTTCGTGAAGTAGGTTCAATTCGTAGGTAGTAAGGTCTCGCAGTTCGGAAGGGTTGATCCCAATCTTGCCCGCATCCCGCCACCAGTCCCGCCAGTCAACAGCAGTTATTTTGTCTGCGTCTCCTTGCTTTTTCCCTCTTCCTTGCTTTCGTTTAGAAGTTTTGTCAGCCTTTGCACCAGCGGCTCGAACTGACGATTTGTAAACCCCACTGAATTTTGATAGGCCAGCAGAACGAGTTTTATATTTTCCTCATCTTTGCAGGTCTCATAAAGCGCTATGAACTCCTTTTCATCCTTCCATTTTTGTTCTTCGGGTTCAATGGCTTTTTGAATCAGAAAAGGAATGATCTCAAAATCCGGCATATCACTGTTTAGGATTTCAAATCTGGGATGAGCCTCTTCAATTCTGCGCCTGGTGTATATTCCAAAATTCAGCTTATAGGTATCCTCTCCCAGTTTCAGGGAAAGTTTGGTATCGGAAAAGTCTTTAATAGTATCCTTCATAAATTGGTTTGAAATAGATAGAATCCTCCCTGCTCATGGCAAGGAGGATTGTTGTTAAGCTTGTGCTGTAACTACCGGGGTTTCGTCGATTGTAAGAGCGATCGCATAGGTTGCTGCTTCACCGTTTGTTGCGGTTTCACGGAAGGACGCGATGTATGCGAAGAACGTCCGAATCGAATCTCCTATAAACTTACCTTCATACTTGTACTGCCTGCGAACCTGAGGTTTAGCGGCTGCCCATCCTTCAAATTCGCCCGCGGAAACGTTTGTAGCAACATCACCGGTTGCGTATTGGAATACAAAGCCATTGAGATTGAAGTCGTAAACAGAATCCTCACCATTGTCGATATTCCTGGTTCCTGCATCGCAGTTCAGTTTGATCATTTCGTTTGCCAAACCGTATTCTTTACCTGTTGCGCATCCTACCAATACCCAGGCAGGCGTTCCAACGGACCCTTTATTGACGAATAGGTTTCGTTCTTTGGCCAGTACGGCCGGTTGTACTCTTGCAGCTGCTGCCATTTTTTACATTTGTTGATGAAGTGATATTTATATTTTTATCTGTGCGTATGCTTCAAATTCTATGATCTTGATGCTTCGTTCTGCATTCTCGCTAAACTCATCGGGCAATTCTTCGCCGTTCAGGATTGTGATTCCTACACCATCTTTTACACCTGAGAAATCATCAAGCTTCGCTCTTATGGCGGTCATAGCACTCACGCACTGCTCATATTTCTCTGCGTGGATGCCAATTTCGACAACACCCGTTTTGATACCTGTACTGTCATCACAGCCCATTCTCGCCATTCGGGAAGAGCTCACATACATGGCCGGGAAAACCTCATTTGCCTTAATTACATTTGGCCGGATCCGGGCTCCGACAATTGCGTTGAGTTCCGTACTCTCCCGAAGCAGAGCAATAATTGCTGTTGTAATCATACTCCGATTTGGGGAAAGTTAGAGCGGGCCCACGAAACAAATTCCTCCTGGTATCTTTTTTGAACTTCGGTTCGCACACCTTCAATTGTTGTAGTGAAAGCACGCTCCAGAAAGTTGTTTGCTTTGATACTGCCACGGTTTGCGCCTCTTTTAGTTTTCCTTGACTTTGTACCCATCGTAATGAAGTGCGTGCGCCATCCAACCTTTGATGACTTTTTACTGACGCCGATCAAAACACGTCCCATTTCACCAGGAGCAGCTGGAACTACTTTTATCCGCATATCGCGTCTTGTTGCTCCGCCTTGACGGTGTGCGTTTGGATTTGACTTTTGCCTGATTGCGTTTCTGGCCTTGCTTAATGAAGTTTTTTCCTTTCCTCCATTGGAAACGGGGACCTCCATACGTGCCCTTTGATACATTGGTTTAACCGCCTTTCTCAAAACTGAATTAGCTTTCGCTGCAGGCATAATCTTAGCGTACCGTGTCATTGCAACGGCAAGTTTGGTTATATCCTTTGTGTCGAAAGTTACTTTCATTGTAGAATCATCGTTTTAACCCTCCATCCTTCCCCTCTGCCGATTTCGGTTATAGGAGCAATAATTTCGTAGAACTGATCTGTGAATACGTCGCGAAGTTTCCAGGTGGTTTTGACGCCATTTGTTTTGTTGTTGAGATCAGGAATAAACCGAAGATCCCATTCGCACTCAACAGACCCGGAAGCAACATGTTCGGCGAGGTCTTCACCTGCTCCATTAACAGAATCCAACCTTTGAGCTGGGTAATTTGAATAAACTACAAGCGATCCAGTGCCAGCTTCATTTACTGAATTATCTTCATCAACCGGCCGGATTATATCAACGCGCCGATCGTATTTCCTAGCCAGTTTTGCTCTATCCTGCGTAGCCAATGACGTATGGTGCGATTAGTTTATCAGACAATGTTCTCTTTTCGCTTGTTGTATCTCCTCCGTTATTGAAGTCGTCGCTGATCCTTATCCTGATTGCCCTTAGCAGGTCCTCTGGAACTTCTCCTTCCGCTAATCCAGCCTTGAAAACGACCCGGTGACGGCATGAAGCAGACGAGGCACTATCATTCCAAATGATTTTGGTTCTACGCTTGCTTACTTGGACCAGTTCATACGAATCGCTATTTATTAAACTGTATCCGTCTATTCCTGGACTGTCTCCACCCTTGTAAGAAATACTTTCAATGGTTTTGATGTAGAAAGTGTCCCTGAATTCGCAAGGCCTGCAATCGGTATTCCAGGTATAGGTTGAAATTCCAAGCTGAAAATTGCAATCCGTTTCGACGCTTCTAACCGCTGATCCAATTATCTTGTTGATGAGATCATCTTTCCCTGTATAACCTTGAATGTCCATTTCCAACCACGATCTCGCCGTCTCCAGCGTGATAATCTCAGTGGTGTACTTCTCAGTTATAAAGGGATAAGATAATTCCACGTATCAGACTAGTTTTGCGAATTTCTTTCCTACCCATTCGTCTGCAGTCTCCTGGAGAACTTTCACTTTTTCGCCTACTTCGTTGGCAACAAGGGGGTGGAATTTGATGATTTCGATTTCGACCGTTTTCTTTTCGGTCTTTTCTGTTTTTTCTGCCATTTTATTTTTTTGGAAGTGGGCCTTTTACAGCCCCGTTAAAACTAGTTTAAACCAACTTATGCAAGGGTAGTAATCGCATCCTTGATTCCTGCGAACGATTTCACACGAGCTGCTTTCATTGAATAGAAGGCATTCGCTGTCACTTCAATTTGAGCCTTTTTCTTTTGTGTGAAAGGATCAATGATGTACTCTGTTGCACCCCACATCCCCACAAGGAAATCATAGAAATTCCCGTAAACAAGTGCCGACAAAGTCGCACCAGAAGCTCCTTTTGTAATGTTGGAAGGGACGATATTGGAAGTTACTGCCGTGTGACCATTCAATACATCTTCTTTGCTCCATACTGGTTCACCGCTTGTACCTGAGAAGATTTGAGTGGTCTTAAGCTTTGCTTCAACCTTGGTATTGGTCAAATACACCGGCTTACCGCGTTTGTGGTTGTAGCCCTCAACAAGTGCAGCCAACGCTACCACGTTGTTGTAAGTCGGCGCGGCACCATCCGTGCCCAAGGCCAGTAGGTTTCCATTTCCGGAGATGATAATGCTTAAAAGAGTTGAAATTGCTTCTGCATTCATCTTTTGAGCAAAAGCCATTCCGATCGAGTCGATCACGAACCTTTGCATATCGATAGAAGATTGAATAAGCAATTGGCGCGAGATAGGAACGGTTGTACCTCTACGGGCTGGCTTCATTGTGATCTCACTCCAGAGAATTTCAGAATCAGTCATTGCCTCAATCTCGGTAAGATCCTGAATTACAGGAACGCTATCTTGTACAGGGAAAGCGATATCGCCAGATAGTCCGGTCATGAACCTGGCCCCAACTTCATCCAAAAATGTATTAGCTTGAAGTACTTCCAAAACGCCCTGAACGTCTTTTGGAACCAAAACTCCTCCCTGATCTCCTACATTAGTTGTTTGACCAGTAACAGTCTGTCCCCGTTTTTGAAGTACATGATCTAGAACGACAACACTGTTCCCGCTCAATTTGATGCCATCCTCTTTCGCGCGTGCTTCACCCATTTGATGAACTTCGGCTTCCACGCCGTCAAGCGCCCGATTGTCAAGCTTTGCTAATAGCGCACGGTTCAGGTTGAACGAGCCTAAATCCCTTTCATCACCAACGGATGTGTCGCGGTTCCCTTCGGAATGTCCGGAACCGATTGTCACTGCACGTAGTTGAGCATGATGTTCAAGTTTTACCTCCTGCGCAATCAACGTATCTAACGCGCGAAGTTCGTCGGCCTTGGTTTCGTAAGCAGTAAATTCTTCAGTGTTCATATTGCGGCTTTCAGCTTCGCCAGCTTTGGAAGCCAGGTCAACCTCAGCGAATTTCAACGCCCTTTCGTCTTTCAGCTCTTTTAATGATTTCTTTGCCATTTTTTGTTTGTTGATGAAATGTATTATTTAGTTTATCTCAATAAAATCGTCTGCGTCCTGGCGAAATTCCGTTCATGCATTCGTTCAATCTTTCGGGTGTCTTTAATAAAATCGTCGAAGGATCTCTTCGCAATATCTGTGGTGGTTTGCAGGTACGCTGGCATGGATACCGGACCCCATTCAAATACGGTTTCAATCTTGCGAACCCATCTGATAATTACCCCATCGGGCTCCTGAATCCACTCGTCACCCCCTTTTTCCTCTGCTTTGAACATGAATGAACTGCCGGTAACGTCTCTTCTGATTATTGGAGCAAGTACCACGTCCCGAGTGTATTGGTTATCTGGCGGCAAGGTGTCATATTCCATCGCTTCCGGCGTAACCGTGTAACTGGTTGTCTTATTCCTGACGTTTCCAAGGATATGGTCCATGTTGTGATTGTAACACGAAATGGCGTCTTCCATATTGGCAAAATCTAAAGCCCTTGGGTCAATGATTTCGAAGAACCAACCCAGTTTCCGCGACCTGGCATTGAACACGATTCCCTTTCCCGGAATATGCCATACTCCGTCCTCAGCGTGAATTGCTCTGACTTCACTCTGTTCCTGTGGCAGTATCCTCTTTTCCATTGCCTTTCGTTGGTTTTTTAGGTGTGTTCGCCTGATCCAGTGAATCAAGATGAACCATCGCTTTTTGCACAAGCGGTCGCGAACCGATTTTCTTAGGATAGGGTGCTTGTTCATGAAGAGCCCTTATTTCATCCGGTGTATTCAATCCAGCAAAAACCATTTTGGTGTCGTGCTCAGCCTGTGCTTTCAAATCACCTCTCAGAAGTCCTTTGAAATTGTGTCTTGTGTATAGTCCGTCAATGATTTCGTCTTTTCGGAAGCACTTGTAATCTATTTCCTGTTCTATCTGGACTGCGATCGGAATTAAGACGTTGTTGGCAACTCCGATGTACAATTGTTCGATACCGGTTCCAAAACTTGTAGTCTTCTCGTTATCGCCGATCATACTCAGCGGAATTCCGAAGCTTTTGGCAATATCACGGTCGGATTTCTCAAATAAGGGCATCAAATCGGCCTCTACAGGGGCTTTCCCGACCTCGTGCCACTTCACACCCTGACCTAAAACAACGAAGCCGAAACCACCAGAATCATCGCCTTCGAGCCCTTCCAGGATGCGTTTCTTGTATAATTTGGCCGTTTCTTCATCCTTAGCGTTTCCACCAGTCGGAGTTTCAAGAAAACCACCCATGAAAGTCCCTTTTTCATAGAACTTTTGAGCAAAGGCCTTGGCAAGCAGGTCAATCTTAATGGTTTGAGACTGCCAGTTAAGTATTGAGCATCCGACATTGCCGTCATCACTAATATCTCTCAGAAATATTACATCATCCTGGGAGAGGGTTTTCTTTTTAGATTCTATTCTAAAAAAGTAACGGTCTGTTTCTTCGTCATGAAGGATTGTTACATCCTTTGACCTGTATGGAATGATTCGAACTACATTTCTTAGCCCATCCCTTTGAATTTCTGCAACCGCCCACCCATAAATCAAAAAGTTGATAAGCATTGTCCGCCTGGCAATAATGGAAGACATATTTCCATTAAACCGGGTATGAATGATATAATCCAGGTTATGAATCTTCTCCCTTTTACTCCCGCCGCCTTCAAGTTCACGGTAAACACTATACGGTAGACTTGAGATAACATTTGATATCAACTTCACACATCCAAAGAATGTAGCGATACCCATTGCATTCTTTGCTGTGACGTGAGCTGTAAGGCTCTCCAATCCATATTTTTTCAAAAGGAAGGAAGCCGCGTCCTCATGAGACATAGCATTCTGAACCGAACGTGATTCAGTTGTGCCATTCAATGCGGGATTAGTGGATTCAGACGAGATTTGGCCCCGACTAAATATTCTTCCAAACCAGTTGTTCAAGATTGATTAAATTTTTATAAAGTTACTGGCAAGTATTAACTTGGGAGGTAAACCATGTTACCTCTATTTTCTCTTTTTGGCGGCGTAATAAGCAGATTTAAAGGATTCAAATGATGAATAGTAATTCAGACACGGATGGGCTTCGCATTTCGACTCAATACGCTCGAAACACATCCTCAATCCGGTTCCTTTAGCCCTTAATCGGTTGAAGTAATCATAAAAAGACTCCTTCGTTAAAATCACCTCAAGCTTTTCCTCTTCCGCGTATGCCATATTTCAGAATTAATAAACCAAAACTTTATTGTTACTGTCAGAATTAATCAAGTTGTCCCACCTAGCAAATTCGCCTAGTGCCATCACGGATGCAGCGATCCCGTCAATTTTATCTTTACTCTTCGCTTTGTTAGGTTTCATATTGTCGTTGGAATCAAAATCAAGAACCACATTCCCAAGCATCCAGGCAGTAACAGGGTTCCCATCGTGTCTCAATGTGCCGTTTAAAATTAACTCTTCAAATAGCTTGGTTGGCGGGCTTAGTGATGTGTAACCCTGTGGGAAATCCCTAACTATGGAATGATGTTCCCAGGTTAATTTTCCTGTATCCTTGTTAACGGTTGGTGCGTTTCTGGTTCCTAAGGCATCCCGTAAATTGTCTTTGAATATTTGGGCGCCAAACCGGTCAAGGCCAATGAACATCGCTTCATACTTCTCGCAATCGTCTAGAATATCCTTTTCCACCTTCCCGTAGTCAGTCGTCTTCCCTGGAGTAGGGATCAGATGTCCGGCATTTATCCAGTCTTGATAATCTATCCCCCCACGTGCCGCATATTTTGCGGCATCCTCAGCGCAATAGTGCCGGACAGTCAGATAATTGTATGCTGGATAGTATCTTGCAACGGATGTAATATCATTGGTCCTTCCAAGGTCAATTCCGCCATAGAACTCTGCATCAATGGGTATTTCAAAGTCCGGATCAGCACACGCGTTCCAGGTTTCAGCCGGTATCCATGTGGTTGCAGCGTCCGTCCATAAACTAAGTCTCTTGGTTTTGAAATCCACCTCTTTGCTACCAGAGCGAAGCGCCATTGAAAACTCTTGTCTGAGCTTGGACAGGAACGTTGTGACTTCAAGATTTGGATTTGCTTTTACCCAATTGGCTTCATCCCTCCAGTCGTCCCCCTCATCAATGGTGTAAATCAGGGTGAAAATGTGGTCGAGTTCATACTTTCCTTCCAACATTCCAATTAGAATCTCTCGGTGTTTGAAACAGGGACCTTGCTTATTGAATCCGGCTGTAGTAATTGCTACCAGTAGAGGTTGCGGCCTGTTCGACTGTCCGGTACTAAGTGAATTTTTAAATCCGTCATTATCATGGGTGTGATACTCGTCAAGCATGACCAGTGAAGCGTTCAGTCCTTCACTTGTGTCTTTATCATGAGAAATTGACCTCATCTTAGCCCGTTCCTTTTTGATCGTAACTGAGTTGGTCAGAATTGTGACTAACTTCCTGAGCTCACGACTATTCTTGATTTGATGGACGGCCTCTTCAAAGCAAATATTGGCTTGATCGCGGGTAAAGGCACCAAAATAAACTTCCGGTGCTGCTTCATTGTCAGAGGTTAGGGCATAGTTGGCTATTCCGGATCCGAGTGTAGACTTTGCATTTTTTTTCGCCACCTCGAGATAAACCTCTGTGAATCGCCTCTTCTTCGTCTTAGTAATCTTCCATCCGTAAATACTGGCTATCATGAAGGCATTCCAGGGCGACAGCTCGAATCTGATCGTACCGTCCGCGTTTATCCAGTCCTTTGGGACACTTGCGCGTGTGACGGATTTAGTAAGAACCAGGAAATCAAAGAACCTCAATGCTTTACTGGCTGCCTTGTCGGAGAAATACCAGCCCTTTACCTCAGATTGCTCTAAATCGCGGTAATGGCGTGCAATTGCTAACTTGATAAGATTGCCAACGACAATTTTTCCATCTCGAACGTCCTCCGCATACTGTAAAGCCTTATCAAGAGTATTCATTAGTCATCATCCATTTTTCTCATCTTCTCGAATTCAGATTCTTTCTCTTTCGGGGAGACGCTAATTTTAGAGCGGGCAGCTGGAGTAAAACCAAACTGATTCGCAAGGGTTTGTGCATTTTTTAGGGCACTATTTTTAACTCCAACCCATGGGTTTTGTACTTTGTATTCACCTGCTTTACCTGGAAGCGTAATTACCGAACCCTCTTTTTTTATCGCTTTAATGGCTTCGAGGTATGACGCCATTTCAACACAGTAGGCAGATAGCAATCCGAGATCAACCCGGTGCAAACTCTCCATTTCTATGAGCTGCTCACAAACGCTAACCCATTCAAGCCTAGCTATTTTGCTAAAATAAGTTGGTGCAGATGGAACGTGTGTAATCAACTCCGGCATCATTTCATTAGTCACTGCCCGGTCTTCCCGGAAAGTCCCCTGAAGTTTTTTTAATGCTGTTGATTTTGGTGGTCGACCTGTTACCATTAGTATCTTTAAGTTAGCATTGGAACATTCTCACTAATTTCAACTCTGTATTTTTCACTTCTTTAACCTTAAAATCCATTAGGCCACGTTGTCGGTAATTCTCACTACTTTTAGGAAACTTAACTCTATTTTTATGCACGACTTAATTGATGAATTGAAAAGTGCGATATTTAATAATTGGAACGATGTAAGGCTAATCGCTAACCATGTGGATGAGCGGGATCGCAGCTTTCCCGTATTTGAATATGCGATAAAAATAGATCCTGCTCATGTTGTCGTTGGATTTAATTCGTTTCCGAATACTTTAAATATTTTCTGTCAAAAGCTTGAATCGACAAAGGATTTATTGAACTATATTAGTGAGTCAGATGATCCTCAGACAAAGAAAAAAGTTCCTAATCACATGCACCACGAACTATCCGTTAAAATTAATAACGATGGCACATTTACGTGCGTAAAGGTTTTCGGTGTTCCGTATATCGCAAAATCCATCGGTGAAGTCATAGGCTTTATTTTAAATGAAATAAATGGTGCGTTTGATAAACTTGAAGCTGGCATCCTTGAATAAACCACCTGAATAAACCCAATTTTCACGCAATCGAAAATTTGTATGGAAGAACTTCAAAAACTGATTCATGATGCTCTGATTGAAAAATGGGCTGAGATAAAACAATTTCCGAACCGGTTCTTTTTTAAACCAGAGAGCGAAGGTGTCGAAGAAATCATCTCGTTTGAACCTCCAAGATCTGTGTCACTTGTTATCAAAGATGATGACCGGGTAAACGTTGAGCTTTACAAGAGTGAATCCGCGACCCGGCTCCGTCAGGAATCAGCTGATTTTCGTTTAAGCCAGTTACGATCACCATTTGAAAAATTCTCGGTAAAAAACATTGTCAATTCTCACGGTAAATACTACATCGAACATCAAAGCTCAGAAGGCGCAGGCCTCGTTGATTATTGGTCGCTATCTGAGCTTTGTGATCAGATTGAAAAAGCTTTTTCGAGTCATGAGGGTGGTGGGATTAGTTCTGGTGGCTGATTGCCTTTCCTTATAGCCACCCCCCCCAGAGTTTTGACACGCTAAAAGTTTGACGGCAGAGGCGATTGCCAGCACAAATAACGCTAAGGAATAGAGACACCCCTCCCCATTGCTCTCTCGGTGTCATATGTATTCTATACAATATACTGACTATCAAACGTTTAACTTGTCCACCCTCAACACCACCAACCAAGGACTGTAATTAGCAATCCATGCTTTGATGGTCTTCTTCTGACCTGGTGCCGACAGGTCGAACTCCAGCTCCTTCCTGCCATGCTCTCTATGAGCTACCACCACCTTGGACAGGTTGTCGTTCATCTCTTCATCATCACCAGTAGCCAGGTTGATCGTGCATACAGGGCCATCAACTACGAAGCTCTTGCATATTAGCTTGATGGGCTTGCCTGGTTCGCTGGTAGGCTCCTCAGTTACCACTGGTGTTAACAGTTCGTTGGTTGTCTTTGTCATAAGATCGTTACTTGATGATTACTGAATCAGGAAAGCGTCAGGAGTGACACACAAGCACTCCTGACCTTCCTCTCTGTCTTGCTTCTTCTGCTGACTTCTTTACGTGGCATGGCTTGCATAAACTTTGGAGGTTATCAAAATCAAATGGTGCACCTCCTTGCTCTAACGGCTTGATGTGATCTACTTCTGTCGCCTCAACTAACCGCTCTTTCTTTAAGCACTTTTCACAGCAGGGATCTTGTAATAGCTTGGCTGGTCTTACTTTGTCTCGCCATAGCCTGCAGTCTCTGATCTTTCTTACTTCTGCTTTGGAACGCCAAGCTATATTCGTCGATTCTGTCACTACTTCTTTGCTGTGATTCGGACGACTTTATAGAATTTCTCAACCATTGTCATTCCGTTATGCTCCTTGTAGAGAAAGACTGCCTGGTCTTCGTATTGCGCCATTGTTTCACTAACACATCTAAGCTCCACCGTTATCAGGGCTCCGGCCCTTGCCTGCTTCAACTCCCTGACATCCGCATTACTCATCACTGTCGTTTGGTTGAATAACTGGCTCTTTGGGTCTCACAACCTTCTTGTAGGTTCTACGCTCCGATTCTCCTTTTAGCTTCGTGTGAGCAATTACTCTTGGTGGATTAGGCTCTGTCCTGATTTTCCCTCTGATCATTTTTGCTTCGATTTAGTTTGTCTTCAATTCCTTGATGATGAAGTGCAACCTTTCAAAATCGCTATATGAAAAATGCGGGACGAATGAACGCCCCGCTTTATCGCTGCCACCTTTCGATGTGTACAAACAGAGCCCGAGGGGACGGGAAGGCTGGTTGATACAGCAGCAATCTTTTTAATTTCGGATATGGGTTAAGGTTCGTAGTCCTGGTTAAAATATGGGAAGCAACATGATCACTTCCCTATAAAATTTTTGTGAGATTGGGACAAATGGAACTACTCATTGGTCAGACAAATATAAACAAATTCTATTTAAAAACAAATTCAATAAATAAAATCGATAATGTCGGCTAAAATGGGGGTTCTCCCTTTTGAAGGGTATAATCAAAGTGGTCCGTTTGCGGCGTTTTGATTGGTATACCTGCTGGAATAACTTCAAATTCTGTGGATAGTGGAAGTCTGTAAATGTCTGTTTGTGGTGGGATGGGCTTGTCTAAAACGATTTCCAAGGGCTTTGGTTGATTGTGAAACTTCCTGAACCTCCAATCGTCAATTTCGTTTATGAAGGGCATGTATTCCTCGGAGTAGGTACTTGCGATAAAGTTATAATCGAAAGTTACTTGGCCCTGGCTACCTATGAACTTATTCCTCACCTTCTGAACATGGGCTGTTACTGTATCCCCAAGTGGCATAGTCTTGCTTTGCCGGGTTCCAAGATTTCGATACATGGTAATCCCATTGTCCGTCATATTCGCGAAATGGGCGCTACCTGAAATGTCGTACAATTCAGGAACTTGAATTTTCCACCCGCCTTGCTCCTTGACCTTTGGAATCTTCTTTGGATGTGCTACCAGGAACACATGAACACTATACTCGTCTTTGAATTTTACGAATTCTTTCAGTATTTGATTCACGTAATCCGTTTCAGTAGAAAACCCTTCCGTGTTGTGTTCCAGGGTATTCCATGGATCAACAACAAGCGATTTAATGCCGTATTGCTTTACAAGTTGCCTTGCTCTTTCCAATATTCCGGATATGGTGAGGTCTTGAAAACCAAACATAAAAAAGTGCTCGTTTAAAAATTTATTGGCTGCTATCACCAATTCCCTAGTCATTCCGTCCCTCTTGTTTATGCCTCTTCCTGTAAAAATCTCAGTCAGTTTCGTTATGTGGATTGCATGTGGTGACTGCTCTCTGGATAGGACAGCATGCCGCCAGCCATGCCTGGATGCGAGCCTGACAAGGATTTGATCCAAGAAGGTTGACTTCCCGGAGTTTGGAATTCCAGTAATAACCGTGAGCTCGCCGGGCCGAAAACTCATGATTTTATCAAATTGACCGAACCCAATTTTATCTCCCTGAGGATATCCGTTTTCGTGGTAATCTAAAACCTGTTCAAGAAAATCTTTTGGCTTACTGACGTCTTTGATCGGGTACGGGACCGCATGCTTTATCACTTCATTTAATTTCGCTGAACCGTGCTTTACGAGAATATCGTTGGCGTCTTTACAGCCTTCGACGGGTTCAACGATCCAGCATCTTTCACGGCCCAAACGCCTTGCTAATTCCTCTTTGAGGGCATTGCCAACCGGGTCATTGTCGATAAACAAAATGATCCGCTCCTTGTCCTCAAACTCCTTCCAGCAATTATCCAGGTATTCCAGCTTAGGAACCGGTACAATGCCGCTTTTGGGGATAGCAGAACCTCCGTTTGGCACTGACACGCAATTGAAGATATTTGCTTGGTAAGCAGCCAGAACGTCTGGCTCTCCTTCGACAATTACCGCTTCCTTTTTATCCTTGATCGAATCCAGGTTATAAAAAATTAACTCTGCGCCACCGGACAAGCGGAAGTCCTTGTGCTCACTTCTGGACTTGTTGTTGATTAAAACATTATCTCGGTAATACGGGAAGGTTACCCATTTCTCGCCATCCTTGAGGTATTCGCCAATTTTGAACCGTTCCAACACATGGCTTTCAATCCCTCGTTTTTGGAACCAATCTATCCACCATTGACCAACTATGGTTTTATTTTCTCTCGGCAGTTTGTACTCTTTTTTTTCCACAGGGATAAAATTTTTGTCTTTGATTCTTCCATGCCAGTCGCAATGGTGGCACTTGAACAAGCCTTGTGAAACATTCACCGAAAGAGCCTTAGCATTTTTCTTTTTTCGATCTTGACATTCTGGCTGTGGGCATCTTAGCTCCTGTTGATTCACGTTGTAATTCACCCCGTAAATACCCGCCGATTCGAAGGAATCAAATAATTTACTAGTCTCGGAGTTCATCTGGGAAGCCTAGCTGTTTGTGGTAAATGGATAAGTGATCGCCGAACTCTATTCGCTTTCCGACGTGAATCGAGTTTCCGAAAGCGATATTGTCATACTGACTTTTTCTGCGCTGACGTTCCAAAAGCGCCTCAGGAGACAATGACTCAGCTTCAAGCTCCTTGGATTTGGGATAGCTCTCCATTAGAGCGACCAAGTCAGGTTTCCATGTTTTTGAAATTGCAAATGTCCATTGCTTCATTTTTTCACCGCCCTTGACTGTCCATCCAGTCGATGAATAGTGGTCATAAAATTTTTCCGTGAAAAGCTCAGAAGCCTTGCTGCTAGCCTCATACTTTTTCCGGACATGGTCTTTGATTTCGTCTACTGTTGGTTCAACAAATTGGTCAGGTTTGGAGCCCCCTTCTCCTTTACTTTCCTTTACTTTACTTTCCTTTACTTTACTTTGTGTACCAATGTTGGTAATAACCTCACTTGAAGGGGTGTTAACGTCTGCATTATCTACACTTGAAGGGGGGTTATTGTATACATTAACTCCATAAAGTAAAGGAGAAGTACTTTGTCTTCTTTTTGTCGCTACTGAGTACTTTTCTTGTATGTCATTACTAGTCAATACATTATATGATTCAAATTGCTTTTTATCAAAGAAGCCAAATTCAAGTAATCTACCGATAATCTTGTCAAGTACTTTTAATTCAACCCCTGGAAGCCGTTTTAGAAGCTTCATTTTCAAGATCGAAGTCCACTCAACATAGTACCCATTGTTGTAAATAAGGCATAGAAGCTTGACCGTGGCAAGCTCCCCAACTGGACCAAATTCACCGCTTATTGCCTCTATTTTTTCGTCCTCGAAGTAGTCTACATCAAGTGGAAAATACTCCAATCCAGTTTTCTGGGGTCTTGCCATTGTTGATTTTTTAGTTCGTAAATTAATGCTCGGAAGGTGGTGTGGACAATCCCGCCAACGCCTTATATAAAGACGATTCCTTGATCCTCACGTATGGGTTTGCTTCTTCAATTCGCTTCCAACCCATCATTTCAATCGTGTACACAGGGTTTATCATGCGTTCGTTGAGGAGGTAGTTAGCAAAGGTTTTTCGTGCAGTGTGAAAGCGTATTTTCTTCTCAACTTTGATAAGCCGCATTAGAAGATTTAAGATTGTTCCGTTGGCGTTCAAATTATACGGCAGATTAGCTACCCCTCCGTATTTTCCGATAATACGCTGAGCTTCAGGTAGTAATGGCACCCGAAACCTTGTTCCAGATTTTCTCCTTTTGCCGCAAAGCATTAAACCGTCTTTCGTCTTTGTAATTACAGCCGGTTCCATAGACCTTGCAGATTGCGCTATCTCAATTTGCTTTTTTTGAGTATTTGGATCCATTAAAATATAATCTCCAACCGCCAACCCTGTCCAGCAACAGAAAACAAATGCATCTCTAACTTCTTCCTCACGTCCGGACAATGATTGTTCGGTAAGTGCCCCCAGTTCCTCAGGTTCAAGCCAAACAAGATCAGTATCTTCTTCCATCTTGACTTTCTTGACTACTTTACAAGGATTTTTATCGATCAGATTTTTCCGGATCGCGTATTCAAATACGCAACTGAAAACATACATTGCTCGGGTTACAGTGCCACGGGCGTGGGTACCAAGAAAATGCAATTGGACCTCCCTAACGTCTTCGTCAGTATAATTTACCAGGGGTTGGGTGACCAGGTTAAGGGCGACAAGGATGTTTTCGTAAAGCTTTCGATATCGAGATCGCACCCCAAATGTTCCTGCCGAAATTGTTTTGCCAACCTGTCTTTTTTGGTCTTCAATGTATTCATCAAAAACGTCTGAAAATGTTTTGTGTTCATCTTTAATTCCGGCATCACCAGCATATATTCCCGGGAGCGCCCGAGCTATGACTTGCTTGTTTATGACGCTGCCCTTTTTTTCGTATTCCATGTGCATTACATTCAGCCGCTCATTTACGCGATGCATCAACATGGTACAAGCTAGAGCATTTTCGCAGGTCTCGTTGGGCTTTTGTTTGCGTACGTCGAACTCAGACACATGCAGTCTTATCTGGCTTATGGAGTTAACACTAACGAATTTTTTATTAATGGAAATTCGAAGATATAAGTTGCCCTTCTTCCCAGGAACAGTAGAGGGGCGAACATAGAAATATGTGCTTAGATTATTTATTAACATGGTTTTTTGTGTTTTGTAGTTCTTAATAATTCCCAAAATATTCTAGTAATGAAATTCTGCTAAAATTTGCTTAAAGGGCATAGCCATGATGCACATCGCTTCCAACTTCAAAATGAAATCCTGATACATTTTTAGAATACCCTCTTTCTTTAATTCATGGAGTACAGTGTACAACTCAGCATATTTTTTGATATCGTGCGGGAGTCCTCTCACGTCTCCCCCATATTTATCAGTGAATGCCAACAGAACTTCATGTGGTTCGAAGGGTACTCCGTCCTCTAAAAATTGGCTTTTGTAAGGCTCGAAACGATTGTTTTTGAAGGCTACAAGAACAGTGTGGACCTCACCTATGGTTTGCATTAGATTTTCGACCTGGCGAATGGCTTTCAGCAGCGTTATAGTTTGCGGCTCGATTTCATCATTTCTTTGTTTAATTAATGCGGCAAGTTCTTTCAAACTGACAGGATCGTCTTCCTGTGGTTCATAGTAGTCATTGAGTAAAAAATAATCGCCTCCTGAACCACGATAATCGGTGTCAATCAGGTGCTTCATTTCCTTTAAAATTCCAATAATATTCATGTAGTTCGGTTTATGCTGTCACCAGCCGTGAGATAATAAAAGGCATTTCAATTCCGATCTAACCCGCTGATCCTAAGTATAAAATGTGATAAACATTTCAATCAGTGCATTTCGTAAATTTATGCAGTATTGCACGTCCTGTTTCCCCCGGACGTGCGCGTTTTCCTCCAATAAATAGTGGTCAAAAACCTGTAAAACAATTCGTGTCCACCGGTTTGCACCCTCGTTTCCAACGTAAAGCAAATCTTCAAACTCACTGTTCATAGTACCACATTTGCCAAGTAGTATCTGACTTCCTACGCTCTGAAAAAACCTTAGCAACGAACGATGTAACCAGGTCTGATCAATGAGAAGCTCGCGGGTCGGTACGCATACATATGCCTCACAGAAGACTTCGGTTGTGACAACGCACAATCCCAATGTGAGGTTATGTTCTGACAGTTGAACCCGCAGAAATTCGGGCAACTTTATGGTTTCGCTCATTTGCGATCTAATGCTCAACAAGTTCAACTGCATCCTTTTCCGCCAACGCATTTTCGAAGTTATATCTTAAGAGGTCAGCGAACAGATCAGCAAGCATCGTTTTCGTTTTCACAGCGGTCGTGTTTATGTACCCATCCGGTGTCAGGTCATTACCAGAGTCTTCCGCAAGAAATGAATAGAATATATCGTCAAGTAGTTTGGTTTGATGGATGTAATCAAATACATTTTCGAACATCTCATTTAGCTCACATTCAATCCATAGATTTTCAACACACCCCAAGGCGACCGCCTGCTGTTCTGCATTATTTATTGTAAGTAATAGGCATTTGTAGAGCGAACCAATGTTCATTTTTTCATGAGTATCGAGCTTGCAAAACCGATCTCCAGCAAAATGAGCCATGAATTGATCAGTCATTGCCACGGTAAATTTCATGGACGCAGCGTGAATTTGCTCAGGGGTTCCGGTGTAGGTTGACTCCCAGCTAGCAGGCAGTGTAATAAGTTTAAAGTGTTCCATTTGGTTAGAATTTAATAGGTTATTCATTATGACGGTTATTTGTATACGTGAATAAAAACTTACTACCTCGTTCGGTTTCTAGCCATTCTCTTGTCAGGAACTACCCGGCCCTGTTCAAGATAATTAAGCAGGTCGGAAGTTTTAAAGTAAAGCCTGGCTCCTCGCAGAACGTGAGGGATCTTGGCTTTCAAAGTGTAGACGTGCGGTTCGCTGCAGTTCAAGAATTCGGCTGTTTTCGCGACGGTCTTAAATTCGTCGGGGCTTGGGCCCGATTGATTCGTGGAAACCGAAGCGAGTGCCGCATCAAGCTTACGCTCCAGACGTTCCAGGCTTTCCAGGGTCATCGCAAAAATGTTTGGTATTTCAGTAGCCATGATTGAATTGGTTTGATTTCGAAGATTTGCCATCTGCCCCATCACCTGGGAGCCTTGGGCCAAAATGTCGAGTCATTAACCCTATTACCAGGGTAAACAAAACGGAGGCGATCATGGGCGATAGCACCCAGATCCAATTCATATTGATAGCGCCAACTGCTTTCATGACGATCAGACACACCGTGATAACGATCTCAAATTTGTGATTGCTCACCGTCACGATATTTTCAAGGAACATTAGACGAGAGGTCAATGCCTGAAAAAATTCAGTGTATTTCCCCTCGCGGTTCATTATTCCCGTGATCGATGTCATGCTTTTAACATTATTCTCAATGTGCAGGAAATCAATTGGACGTAGCTTTAACCAATCATCCATGAAGTAGATGTAGATACCCGGTATTTCGTCGGTTTGCCGGACCATCATACGGTGGTGAGGCTCCTTGATTCTCAACCGCTCTTTGGCGGTCAGGACGTAAATTTCTGGTGTAGTGCCCATTGAATTGATTATTTGAAAAGTTGAAGAATCTCAGAGTAGGGGCGATGGGCGTCAATCATTTCTGACAGTTGGCGATACCATTCGTTGTAATTATCCAGGCAGTGCAGGATTTCGTCGATATCGGCCAGCCGTTTTTGTTCTTTCTGTTCAAGTTCGGACCGAATAGCTTCAACTCGGTCTGGTGTGAAGTAATCGACCGGCAGAGGTTGTAGCTTTCCGTTCTCGTCGCGGTACTCAAAATTTGCAGGATTGGTCTGCATCTCAAGACTCATGATATCTGGCTTCAACGTAGCAATAGCCAAAGGAAGGATTTCAACGAGTTCCTTATATTGGCCAATGTCGGATGGTAACTCGTCGAATTCCTCGGTGTGCATCATATCTTTGAGGACTCCAATCGGGTCGACCGGTGCCCAATCTTCTCTTTCTTCGGGAGTTGAGCCTAACGTGAAATCATCGACGGAGAATTCATGAACCGTTTTTCCGATGCGCCCAACTGTTCTGATCAGGTTCTTTAACTGAAATCCGGCTTTGTGCTTCTGAACGATTAATTGATCCATATCATTAGCGACTCCTCCTGAGGGCCAATTGTAGGTTGATGGACCGTCCGCATTGATGCTAGCCAGTGCCTTTTGTAGTTTGGAAAGACTGTCCAGCTTGATCGCTGGAAGTTCAGTAGTCGTTAAATTTGCTCCGTTCTCGTGCATAGTTTTACTGTTAAGGCTTTTGTTGTAAAGCCAGGTGGATGAATTGATTGATGTAAATTCTTGTCAGGCAGTGGCAATGTTATTTTCCCACGCCAATCGTATTCCTTTTATCATTTCTAACCGCGCATTTGGAGGAAGATCGCCGCTTTCGGCAAACGAGTCGTAAATTATTTCCCTGATCGCATTTTCCTTTGTTAACTCTTGCTCAGACATGGTATCCAAAATGAGATCGTCAACAAGAACCAGCATTTGCCGGACGCTGCTACATTCGTGCTTCTCATTTGCTGCAAACAAAATCTGCGCTAAGCGGATCATGTCATTTCTTGTAGGTTCCCCAGGCGTTTCTATCTGAAACACCTTATCTATCAACTCCCAGTGTTCGCGGAAAATCATGTAACTGATAAGACTTTCCAAATCTAATGGAAAAGATGCTGGGCTTGCTTCAAATTTTGGGAATTCCATTTTGTTTTTCCTCGATTTGTTTTCTAATGTAAACTAGTTGCTTCGTGTAAACTACGGTATTCCCAGGTTCGCGGTAATTCTTAAATGCGTCGATGTGGTTAAGTCTTCCCGCAATGAATGGTCTTGGATAGTAAACATTCAATTCAGAGCTTAACCTGATCGGTAGCTTCGGAAACATATCATCTGTTACTTCTTCCATCCACTTCCGGTATTCTGTCGAGTCGAAGTTTTGAAAAGCAATTTCTTCGAGGTCAACTTCCGGAAGTTCTAATTCGGCTTCCACGGCTAGGCTGAGATCAAGTAGGCGTGTTCAGTCAAAAGCTCTGCCTGTTCCTGATTTCGCTTGTCAGTCTCCACCCTCAGTTCCTTAATTACCTCGTTGGCGACTTTGATGAATTTCAAAATGTCCGAATGATGTGGTTGAACCTTACCTGACTTCCATGTTGAAACTACTGCTCTGGACTTATGGAACCGCTTGTAAAACAATGTGTTCCCGCCCTCAAATCGGTTGATCTTCTCGAATGTATCGTCGATTACCGATACAAATGACTTCCTGTTGTCGTTCATTATCGTTTTTGGTTAGATTTTGATTTGTTTTACCGTTTAATCATTTTTGAAAAATTGTTATTGAATTTTATTACATTTACCTACTGATAGCAAATGTAATAATTAATTATATCAAACCTAAGAATTTTGTAATTATTTTATGTTACAAAATTATGACAATCAAGATTTACAATGGGATTTCGGGAAAACGTACTTCAACTTCTAAAAGATAAGAATCTTAGCCAGTCCGACTTGGCGGTGATGATCAACAAGCCGAGGCAAAACGTCTCCACTTTACTAAAAAAGGATAGCCCAAGTCATAAAACCCTTCTAGAATTCGCGAGGGCACTCAATGTTGATCCGGCTGAACTTGTGGTAGATGACACCGTAGATCCCGTCTCGTTAAATATCCCAGGGAAAATGCCGACGCCCTATAGCAGACTCCTTAGTTACATTCAGACGAAAAGCGTAGACCCCGATGAAGTTTCGAAAAAACTTAATGTCTCATTCGAAAAAATCCGTCGTGGGGCGATTCAAGGGTTCAGGATGCCGGATGGTTTGATTAATGCGCTTAATAATTTCGAGGACCTGAATGTTACATGGATTCTTTCAGGACAAGGTCCGATGCTTTTGGATCAAAGTGAGTTTATCCTGGATAATCAAATTGATGACCCTCAAAAATATTATGAAAGGCTCTGGGAGTTTCTAGTCATTGAAGAAATTTCGATCGAAAGCTTTTCTCAACGAACTGGTATTCCTAAATCAATCATCATAGACGGGATGGAAGGAAAGGTTGGGGCTACTGCATATTACGCTCAAGAAATTACCAAAAGATATCCACAAGTAGACCCCATTTGGCTTATTTCAGGAGAAGGAGAGATGATAAAAAAGGAATACCAACGAGATCCAATACGGCCAAAAGACGATACCGATAGGTTATATTCAACGAACCTTGAACTTATTCGAGGGGCTGGACGTGTTGAATTTCGTGATCTGGGCTATGGTCGATTTCTTGTAACCTCCCCGCTTGTATTGCTATCTGACCAAAAACGGTATGTCCAGGAATTTTCAGATAGGGAGTTTATTAAAGAACTACCTCTTCATGCAGTTGTAATTGAACAATTACATTTTGGTAAATACCGAAGTTTCGAAACCACCAGAAAGGTCACCACATACGACGTGCTAGAGTTCGATGAAGAAGATAACGTCAGTTTTGTTGATCGAGAAATTGATCAGAAAACAATTGTAACAGGAAGGTTAATCAATAATATGGGCGGAAAGAGAATGGCACTCGTTCATCGTGGGACAGAGTTTGTTGTGGTGGTGAAAGAAGGTGTGTTTTTCGCAAAGACAACCCAGGAAGGTATAAATGACGGAATACTTCAATGTACAATAACTCTTGGGGGGCAACTAATCAATAAGACTTTTAATAAAAATGACACCTTAGAACTTTACACCATCGAAATAGTCACAAATTACTACTAAAAAACGATGTCCATCTCAAACGAACAAACAAGCCTATATGACTTCCACTGAAAAACTTGCACTCAGAGATAGAACTCTCGCCGAAGTCTCTCTTTTGATCCTCGCCGATCAACTTCCACCGGAACAATATGCCGCCTTTTCGGCACAATTCGGCATTGATAAGATCGACACCGAGGATTATGCTCGGCTAAATATATTAAAGAACATTTTCACGACGCTAGCTTATCATGAAGCTGATGATCATACTATAGAAGGGCTGACCCACATTCGCCTATTCATTGATCATTTTCGCCCGCGTGACAAATATGCGCATCTTAGACCCTGATTAGCCATACCCTCATGCAAACCCTTTACTACAAGATCCGCAACGCAATCACCGCCAGATTCCCGGATTTCGATTTAAAAACGGAATTCACACCGGAGGAATATCCAGAAATCTACGACTGCCGGTTTGTGGTCAACTCAGGAAGACCTTTTGCGATCCACTTAGCAAAAGACGGGCCTGGTAAATTGATGGTTTCGATTTTTCCAGCTTTGTTTAAGGATAATCATGCCGAAGAGAATATCTATGATATCTTTACTAACTATGGGGTCAGATTTACCACTGATGACAGCGAGTCGTTTATGATTGATGCTGTTAATGACCAAGACACCTTCAATGTCTTTCATCTCACCCAAACAGAGGGAAGCGTAGATGAATATATTCTTTGGCCAGAGAATGCAATGATTGAAAATATTATTTCTACACTGGAACGGATGAACAAGAAAGGTGGAGCGATGGATTCGGGTGGGTAGGTACTAAAAAAGGAACCCTTGCAAGCCCCTTTTTTAATGTTAGTTTTCATTCGAAAAGCGAAGTGTGACGCTCCAGGGAAACCATTCCTTGGTCTCCGAACTTCCCATCTTACACCATTTGCCCCGCTCACTTAATATGGGACTGGGACTTCCTGGTTTTAGAGCGAAGTGCTCTTGGATCAAGGAGATAATATGATCCTCTACTGCCCGAATAAAGACCCGATTTTCAAGCCCCGAGGTTTCATACATCAGAGCGATATCATCTGGCTTAACTGACTCTTTGCAAAAGTTAATAATCTCACTCCTCGGCCCATCATACACATAACTTTGCATTGTGATTGTTATTTAAATTGATAAAAATTTAGAATTGCTTGTTAGTGAAATGAAGGTAACTCTGTATCGGCGTAAACACAACTTTTTTTTGAAATATAGCGGCTGCATTTGAGATGTTTTAAAAAATGTCCGTTTTGTGTACCTTGCCTCTTAACTCCCTCAAATTAAACAATCTATCATATGGATCTGTCCAGTTTCCCAAGAATTGCAAATATCACAGAAATTTATGATGTGTTCGTAAGTTACAATAGCAAAGACGAAGATAAATCACTGGATGTGGCAATTCGCCTTCAGCAATTTGGATTTTCGGTATGGAAGGATAATTGGGTACTAACAGGTGGTGACGAGTGGATTGATAAACTGCCCGATGCGGTTTCAAATTCAAGAACCATGATTTTCTTGTTGGGAGAGCATGGCGAGGGTCCATGGCATAGTAAGGAACTGAAACTAGCTATCAAGAATGAAGTTGAAAACGAAACGATGCGAATTATCCCCGTGTTTTTGCCGGGGTATGATAAAAGCAAAAAGGTGCCGCCATATTTAGGATCGAAGACCATTATTGATCTTGGGGATATGTCTGATTGGGCATTTTATTTGTTGAGATGTGCGATTCGCGGAGAAAGCCCAATAAGGAGGGATTTATTTGACAAAGATTCTGAGCCACAATTTGCCCTTGCAAGACTGAAATTTGTCAGTTGGGAGATAACTCATGATCGTGCTAAATATTCTGTAAACCTGCGAGTAACCAACTCAGGATCAGACACAATCGTAGTTACTTCTGCATTGATTCGAATAAAAAGAATAGCGAAGCATCCCATTGAGGATCAATTAATCGCATTTACAAAACCTATAAGGAAAAATATTTTGAAGGATGATCTTTATCTGCCAAAACGCGGGGCGGGAAAAGACTCTTTTTTAATGTCGGGGTTTACAACTCATTCTTCCTTAACTACCAACGAAGTTGAAGATTTGGTAATTCCGTTTTATGTAAAGTATGGGTATAGATTGGTAGTGTCGATTGGGATATTCTGGTACATCTTAGGAGATAGCACTCAACGGTTGTCAGAAGGAGGTTACCTAGCCGTGGGTTGTCGCGGCAAGGAAGAAGATAACTACGAGGTGCCCAATTTACCAGAGCATTACTTTATGGAGCAGCATAGTTTGGATATTCCCTACATGCTATCCACGGACAATTGGCCAACTCATTGGCCTGAGGGTGTCTCAGAAGAAGAATGGGAGGCATACGGAGGTGGCGAAAGAAAAAAGATGTGAGTTGGCATTCCTGCGCCACCCTCCAACTACTTCCTGGAAATATTATTAACCGGTTAATAATTAGAATTTTGTTTAGAAATTATTTCTACGTAGGTTGGTGAACGTTTTACCCCTCTACCTTTACACATATCAGCCAATGGCTATTATCGCAGCTCAGAAAGATGCCCTTCTTAGGCACTTGGTTGAAGATTGTCCCCTAGACACTTGGGGATCACAAAAAAGAAATGAGCCGTTATGTGATTTATTAAACAACGATCTCGCAGCTGTTTTAGGTCAGTTCGAAAGAATGGGGTTAATTTCATTCACTCCTACTTATGATTCATTCAATTTCAAAATCCATGTTGAGGCTCACGATTTTTACGGTCGCGGTGGTTTTTTTGTAAACGAAGATTTATTTCAAAAGAGCATTGTGAAGTTAATTGCGGAATTAGACGCCCTGGAAAAGCTTGATGCTGGTACTGCGGATCGAGCACTACGTTTGCGAAATATCAAGGACAATTTAATACAAGGCCTGGGTGTTCTGGCAAATGTCGCGACTTTTGGCGAAGCTTTTAAGAAGTTACTATGATTGTACAATAAAATAAATTCGCGCCCGCGCGAAGGGTTGTCGGTTGAATTGCGGGTCTCATCTATTAACCTTCCTAGCCCACTGTATGGACAAACTTTCAGCTTTATTAAAATCAGAAATTGAAAGCAAATGGCCGAATGCCGAGGTAATTACTTATGGTGACCAACGGAAGGGATTTCCTTCGATCGGGTATGCTGTAAGCTCAAGTCCTCCTATTCTTTTGTACCTATACGACAGAGATCCGGAAAACATCGCATTGTCTTTGTTGAGATTTGATTCGACCAAAGATATTCAACGATTTATTATTCATGAAGGGCGAATCGAATTGCCTCAAAATGTTTTTGGGAGGAAATTTTTTCAATTTACCCAAAATGCAGAGGACGAATTCTATCCCTTGATTTACCAGGGTGAGGATGGTCAACCCATGAATGGGGAAAAGAGAATCTCGGATATTATTGAAGAGATAGAACAAGAAATTACTGCGGGGGCAATAGACTCAGGAGGTTGATTTCATATGATTCGATGGGCTGGGTTGATAAACCAACCTTTATTCAAAACAACGTTGGAATGGATTTAGTAAGCATTTTTGAGTTGTTTATTTATAATTTGTATAACTTCGTTAACAGAGCAAAAATAAACTTAACTTTGCAAGAAGGCATCTTACAGTACCTTTACCAAAGAACTAAATAACCGAGAAATTGGTTATCGCGTAATACGACTACTACATAATTCTCACAAATCGCAACACCTTTTTATGAAAGCCATTGATGACAACCAGCGCGTGTTGATCAATACTTTGCTGTACGTTATAAAAAAGTTAGGCTCGACTGGCGAATTTCACGAAGTTTTTAAGATTCTATACTTTGCGGAACAGGAACATATTAAGCGATTTGGGAAGCTTCTTCTTGATGACACTTATATAGCGATGAAGTATGGGCCTGTTCCTTCAAAATCCTACAGAATTCTGAAAGACGTTATGCAAGGAGGGTATAAAGAATATTTCACATCTGTAACAGACAGAATGGTAAGGGCGATTGCGGAACCCGATATGGACTATCTTTCCGAATCTGAGATTGACTGCATAGATAACTCTTTGAAGCAATTTGGCGGTTTGTCGTTTATTGCCAAAACTGAAAAATCCCATGACAAGGCTTATGACGCTACGCCATTAAACCAGGCTATGGACATTATTAATATTGGCAGGGCGGGTGGAGCGAATGATGACACACTTAGATACTTACATGAAAATCTCGAAACTAAACGTGAGTTGTTTAAATGAGTTTAGGAGATTTGTTTCCCCAAAGTTTTCGACAAGATTTTGCGGATCGAAGTATCCAGGTTGGGTGCGTTATTAAAAGGATGATTAGCTGGACTGTGCCGCCAAAGGAAAAACGATTTGTAATAGTTGCAATAACTCCTGATGGGGTAAGTCTTGCTACAGTATTTATTAACACGAATATCAATCCGAACGTTAACTTTTCACAGGAGTTAAAAAGTCTTCATATCCTATTAAGTAGCGAAGGTAGGGACTATCTAAATCACGATTCCTTCGTGGACTGCACCGATTTGTACGAGGAAACAGTTTCAGTTCTCACTCAAGCCGTAAAAGACGATGCAACCTGCCTCCTTGGTAAAATGGATGAAGAAGACTTAAGCAAAGTTCATCGTCTCATAATGGCTTCGCCTTCAATAAAAAAATTCAAAAAGAAACGTTATGGTTTTGCATAACCAACGTTTATAAACCAACCCGGACACCCCTCCGGGTTTTTTTTATAACCCCACTTTACAATGTTAATTACAATGTTAGTCCTGCCCGAAAAAGAAAAAAACACCTAACAAATTAATGCTAAGTGCTTGATTTTCAGGTGGGCCCACCTGGAATCGAACCAGGCACCTACTGATTATGAGTCAGTTCAATCCAACCCTGAGCACTTATGTTTGACATTGCAAATATAGCCTAATTCTCTATATTTGCACATATTTAAATACTCGCAAAAATGAATTACTATGAATTCCGCTGAGTGTTTTGTGTTTTACACTGTCAAAAATACTGTCAAATTATGGCAACTGTTGGGATCTATTTTGATGCTCGAATGTCGAAAGAAGGTGAAAGTTATGTGAAGTATGCAGTTTACCATGATGGCAGGCAGAAATACTTTTCGGCAGGGAAAACTATATCCGAGGACTCCGTTAAGTTTCTGAAAAAATACAAAGCAGGTCTGACCGGCGGTGTTCGCGATAAAGAACAGCGAAATCTATGGAACATGGTCTTTGGAGATACATTCATCAATGAAGCTGGCAATCAACAGAAATCACTTTTACCAGTCGCCCGGGAAGTCATTGCAAGACTTGGAATCGGTTTCACTTTTGAGAAATTCAAAAAAGGACTTTTGCAAAAAGATCCGGTTGTTGAAAAAACTGAGACAAATGACTTGATAGCAGATCTGAAAAGCAAAGCAGATGACTTAAAGAAAAAAGACAAGCTCAGTGATGAGAATCTCAACCGGTCCACTGCACAATCTTTGGTCAGGTTTACCGGCTCAGAGTCTTTACCATACCAGGATGTAACCAAGGACTTTTTAAACCGGTATGAATCCTGGATGCTCAAAAAAGGTAAGCTACACCAGGGGAAAGGAAAAAACAAGAAAGATGACGGACCGGCCAGTATTACCACGGTTGGAATTTATATGAGATACATTCGGGAACTGTTCAATTCAAAAATAGAATCAGGGTCCTTGCCAGGATTGATTTATCCTTTCGGGAATCGTGGCTACACTGTACCCGCTTCCAAGAATATCAAAAAATCATTAACCATTGAGCAGATCGGCCAGATCATTAGCTATCAGCCAGAACCAAAAAGCGATGAGCACAAATCGCGTGATTTTTGGCTTTTCTCCTACCTTTCCAATGGCCTGAACATCGCTGACATTCTGGAACTGAAAAAAGATAAGATCGATCGAAAAAACCAAACGATTGAATTCGTCCGAACCAAGACCAAAGAAACCGGAAAGGCCGAGATTAAACGAATCCAGATCGATCTTAACCCCATCACCCTAAAAATCATTGAAATCTTTGGCTGTAAGGATCCGAAGAAAAAATACATCTTCGATTACTACACTGAAAAGATGGAAGCTGTCAGAAAACGAGAGGTAAAGTCTCAGCTCATCAAGCTGATTAATAGAAACATGGCCATCATCGCCGAAAAGCTTGAAATCAACATGGATGTTACAACCTACTCGGCCAGGCACTCATTTGCTACAATCCTGCTCCGTTCCGAAGCTCCACTTGCTTTCATTTCTCAAAAGCTTGGACATGCCAGTATCACAACAACCCAGAACTATCTGGGCAGCTTTGAAGATGATAAGGTTAAAAAGTACCTCAGTGCGCTGATTCCTGGTAATTCAGAACCTAACGATCATTGATAGACTTCACGATTCCATAAAGCTCATAGACTTCATCAAGATGAAGCTCAAACTCAGGATACACTATCTTATCCTCATTATAAGAAACGCAGGTAATGATACCTGCGTCAACGTCGTGTTTTGAAATGTGCTTTACTACAATACCGCCCGAGTGGACAATGACCCATTCGAGGCGCTCTTGAAGATGTAATCTACTTTTCCATAACACACGTTCAAGGCTCCGACCGACTACCACATCACCATCATAGATGGCTCGCTTCGTTCGGCCCTCCATGCTTTCCCCTTTTACACGGAAAGCGCGGTAGATTCCGCGGTGTACTTCTTTCACAAATATTTCAATTTCAGGAAGGTTTTCTATGTATTCGGTGTCATTATAGCCGGTCAGGTAACCCGCAAAGGCTCTTGGTTCAACCAGCTTAACATTCAATCTGTAATTGCCTGGGGAAATAATAGCGTGTTTATTGCCGGACTTGGTTGTAAGGTCTTCGTATTCTTCTTCTGAATTATATATTTCGGTCGCGTTGGATTCTTTGGATAGGTTTTGTTTGAGCATGTCGCCTTTGCCGTGCAGAAGCCATTCTTGATTTATGTCTGGATAGAAATCAGTAATCGTTCTAACAACATTCATACTGACAGACGGATATTTGTTTGTTCTGATGTCAATTTTGAATAATCGGTTTACTACCTGTTGACCCAATCCAACCTCTTGGGCGAACCGAGATACATTACCTTTTTTCTTCAATTCAATAACGTCCTTAACTCGCTTGTTAATGGGCGGCAATAAATCCATAGTAATATATATTTTTCTAACCGCTTGTAATTTATCAAACGGTTAGTATATTTGTGAGTGTTAATACAGTTGCAATATAGCATCTGCAATAGTTTTAACAAACGCATTATTACTAAACGGTCAAAAATAGATGGAAAAGATTCTCTCAGCCACTGAACAGTTTGTAAAAGATCGGGATGAAAAAATTATCACCCGATATACGGAGCTCAAAGAATTAGGGACTGCTAAAACCGCAGCCTATCGGAAAATAGCGTCAGAGATGTATCCCCCCATTCACGAGGCTACAATTTCAAGGATACTATCCAAAGCAGGTTTGAACCTGGAAAAAACAAAGACTGGCCGGCCACGGATTATGGAACCGGCTGTTTAGTTATCACCTACAAAGAAAGTTTTAAATCATACCTCAATGAGCACCAGTCAAAAAATTTGACCTGGGTTATTCCGTACACTTTAAAAAAAACAATGTCATGGACAATGTAAAAATTCAAATCAAGATCAACGACAAAGAATTTGTCATCATGGAAAATGAAGTCCTCCAAGTGGACATGAGTGAACTAATGGATAAAATCACTCCACTGTATCGGCTTGTTGAACTTCTAACGGCAATGGCTGAGAAGCAAGCTCGACTTCGATGATGTGATTAAGCAAATCACGAAGCTCCACTAGCTCCTTGTCGGTTAATTGATACTGCTTGAAGTCGGTGGGGTCTGTGTTTGATCTAATCTCAAAGTTGCGCAAAAATTTACGGTCTGTTGAAGTTATGACAAGCTGCGCTCCTCTTTGAAAACCCGCATCATTCTGGAATAAGTATTTCATTTTCTCTAAAATTTTAAGGTTGTGAATTATTGTGATTTCACCAGTAAAGGCAACTTAATCAACCAAATACTTTAATGAGCACCTACCAAAACTTTTTGGAAGCGAAGATTCGTATTGCCGAAAAAACAGGGTTTGACCATATCCGATTTTAGTTATGCCAGTTAGCAACGTAACGTTTGAAAACAATATGGATTTCATGTCCAGATACGATGATGGGTATTTTGAATTAGCGATAGTGGACCCCAACTATGGTTTGGGAGATAAGTTGAAAAGCGGGGGAAAGGCTAACTTGAAATTTTCGACGCAGTATAAGGAATCTGGATGGATTGATGAAGTTCCGGAGCAAGGATATTTTGATGAGTTATTCAGAGTAAGTAAAAATCAAATCATCTGGGGAGGTAACTACTTTAACCTTCCCGTATATAGATGTCCGATCGTTTGGGACAAACAACAGCCCTGGGAGAATTATTCAGCATTTGAAATGGCTTGGAGTAGTTTCGATATGCCTGCAAAAATTTTCAGATTCAGGCAGGCTGGTTTTTGTGGAGAAGATAAGATACATCCTACCCAGAAACCAGTCAAGCTTTACAAATGGATCCTAAAAAACTTTGCCCAGCAAGGCGACAAGATTTTGGATACTGGAGTGGGCAGTCAATCGAGCAGAATAGCTTCTTGGGATTTGGGATTTGATTATTACGGTTGTGACAATAACACTAAGTTCTATCAAGATGGATGTGACCGATTTAATGCTCATATAAAACAACTTACCCTTTTTTAAAAATCCTATGACAGGATATGATTACTCACGGCAATGGTTCAATTTCGCCTTTGAAAATCAGGACAAAGTGTCTACAAAACATGGAATTCTGTATTTCTGGATAATTGAATTAAACAACCGTCTTGGCTGGGTTGAAAACTTTAAGGTTCCTTTTGATACGGCAGGGGCGGCTATTGGTATTAACCGCGCTCAAACTGTCAGAGAGACTTTATACGACTTGGCATCATGGGGTTTTGTGCGAATTGTTATCAAAGGAGCAAATCAGAATGTCTCCATTGTGGTATCCCTCAAAGGCTGCGAAGTGAGCACTGGACATTCACTAGAAAACTCCGTTCGCTTAAACGAAAATCGTTCGAGCGATGTACTAGCAACCGTTCAAGCGGTGTTCGAGCAGCCGTTTGAGCAAAGTCCTAGCAGCCGTTTAAGCACTGTCCCTATAGATAAACAAGAAAACAAAGAAACTTTTAAACAAACAAACCTTAAAACAGATGACGCTAATCGCGTCGATGATTTTGAAGAAATCCCTTTCGAAGAAAAAAAAGAAACCCCTTCAAAAGTTGCGTCAAAAGTTTCCCCTACCGTTCACGCAAAAATGAAAGAGATAATCCTTGGATTGAACGAGGGTTACTACTGGACTGCCAAGGATGGGAAGGCGCTGAAAGGTATAATCACCAAAATTTCATTCAGGTTACGCACTAAAAACAAGGCAGACCCGACAGACGAGCAGATTGTGAGCTCTTTCAGTTGGATGATGAGAGCCCTGCCAGAATGGTATCAAAACAAATGGGATACCTGCACCATTGAATCAAAGTTTGAATCGATTGTAAAGCAAATCATTGAGGATCGCACAAATGGAAAATCAAATCACAACAACCAACCAGGGCCAAGCGGTATTAGTCCACGGCTCGAAAGTGCCTGGGAACTTCTTAATCAATCTCGTAAAGAACGCCCGACCTGAAACCGTTCAGATTGACATTGTTCGTGCTCAATCAGGTTTGACTATTCAAAGCGCAATGGCCCAGGAACATCAAATCAGTTTTCTTAAAAAAGCCAATCCGGATGTACTTGAACATGTTATTTCATTATTGATTGATACACTGGCGGTTCAGTTCAACGTGAAGGATAATTTCTCTGGAATCCAGATCGTAGACTGCACATTGACCATCATTGAAAAATACTGGTATCTACGGCCAGAAGAGATCATGTTTGTTTTCAAGCAAGGGAAACTTGGTTTTTATGGACCCGTTTACAACAAGCTCGACACCCACACCATTTTAAGTTGGATTCATAAATACGACACAGAGGAACGGATCCGTCAGGTTGAGATACAACGCGATTCATTCAAAAATGCAGAAGGTGAACCTCAGATTGATATCATGAAAGCATATCTGTCTGAGCAAAAAGCCCTTCAAGAAAATAACGGTGTGCCTACACTTGTGATTGAATCCAGGGCTAAGAAAGAACAACAATTAGCAGAACGACGCGGCCAAATGGAATATGAGCAATTCCAAGAGGAATACTTCAAAAACCGCTCAGCATCCACCGAAAAAATAAAAGAATCAAGCAACCAATAATCAACCCCCAATATGTCCAGATACGGCGAAACAACCGGCCCCGTGCCAAATCCAAGTCAGTTTTATTTAGAATGGAATTCTGAACTGAATTCATTTTCCTATTGGAAAAAAGAAGAAGGTGAAGATGGAAAGAGAATTGCATATCCGTTACCGTTTCGGTTTGCGGCTTTGAAGTTCATGTCTTCAATTATTGGCTATGACGAAAACCGCCGTCAAGGGATCTACTCAAACGAGGTGGCCGATACACGAACAGAACCTTTCCGGGTATTGTACCGCGATGGAACGCCACTGGCTCAGGGTTTCTACTCCCAGATCAAAGAGCAAGTCAATAATGCGGGGGGGCGCTTCACAAAATCGATCTATGCAGTTACTCCAAAAGGTGCAATCGTAAATGTCAAAATCAAAGGTGGCCAAATGATCAACTTCGGCGCCATTGAAAAGCTCGGACTTCGGTATGAAGAAGAATGGATCGTTGTCGAAACGTTTGAATCAAAGGTTGATAAAGATGGCAAACCGTATTCCTTGCCAATTTTTCAACTGAAAGGATCCTTCACACAGCAGGATATTGATCTTACTGATCAGGCGATTGATATTGTGAAGCATTATTTCAATAGCAAAGCGCCGGTTCATCTTACCCAGGTTCCTGCCTCTTCCGCTTCTCAAAAGTCGATGGTTACTATGCCGACAACCAACGGCCTGGCTGATTATGAAATGATTTCAGACGACGACTTGCCATTTTAGACATGGACCCAAACACTCACTCAGCAATCATCCCGCTTTCGGATGGGATGATTGCATTCGTTGACGGAATTCCGGATGAATGTGATCATAATTGGAACGGTGACGTAATTCTTTGGTCCGCCTCCGGGAAAACAATTTACTGGCACACGTATCGACAGTGGGCACATTTACCAAGTCGCGAAAGACATCGATTGATCTGTGATTATCACGATGAAATTGAGGATCCGGTTACAGGCAGTTGTGTTTCCTGCTCGAAATGTAAAAAAGGGTTTTCACCTCCAATGTTCTGAATTATGCCAATCGAATATAAAAGCTACGGATGTCAGTACAAATGCGGATACCGTCACAACACGAATAAGCGTAGGATTGAAAGACACGAATCAGAGTGCTGGAAAAATGTGGAAAACCAGACCTGCGAGACTTGTGATTTCAACACATCTCAGTATGAGTACCGCGAACATCAAGACAACACAATTGTGCGTCGATTTGCAAGAAGCTGCGATCATGAGCATGGACAGGATTTGATTGATAGAAATTATGATCAGCTAAAATTAAACCCGCCCCTTGATTGGGTGAAACCTGTTGTCCACTGCCCATTTCATAGCTCAATTTCGGACGAAGAAAGACAATTGCAAGAAAATTTCTGGGATTCAAACGATTAACCATGACACAAACCCCACCACTAAAACCAGAAGTCTTCAAAGGGCTTCTGGTAACATATACCACAATCATCATGCTCAATGCAATGGGTGATCTCAAAGGTACCGTGCTGTATTCTGCTAAACTTGAAAAAGCACTGGACGAACACAGCAGACTGAAACAACGCCGGATCTTCCGTGGTGATGGGTCAGAAGATCAGGCGGTAAACGGTGCAGTGATGGTTGAAAAAATTATTTACGCGGTAACGGCCATTGCTCAGCAGCCAGATCATGTTCAGGCGAATTTTGACCGGGACTTGGAAACGCTTATGATCCGGTATGGTGTGAATATGATTGAAATGGAGAAAATATAAAGTAAACCCAAAATGTCAAATGTGGATCTTACCCAACAATCACCCGTTAGCCTCGCAGTTTGCCCCGGATTACTCGGCATCGAGCGAGGACTTAAAAGAGTATTTCCAAGGCTCAGAACCGCCGCTTATGTGGAAATCGAAACCTTCATCGTGGAAAACCTTTTGTCAGCAATGGAAGCGGGTTTGGTGGATGCGGCACCTGTGTGGACGAATCTTAAAACCTTCAACCCGGATCCGTTTCGAGGCCTCATTGACATCTTATCTGGTGGATACCCATGCCAGCCGTTTAGTCTTGCCGGAAACAGGGGGGGGGCTGACGACCCAAGACACCTTTGGCCGTATCTATACACAATTACAGAGACAATTAAACCTCTTTGCTGTTTCTTCGAAAATGTCGCCGGGCACCTATCAATGGGATATGACCAAGTTTACAGAGACCTTCGAAATTTGGGTTACAGAGTTGAGAGCGGAATCTACACTGCGTCAGAAGTTGGCGCGCCACACCAGAGAGAACGACTTTTCATTCTTGCCATCTTGGGGGACACCGGACGCGAATTTATGGAAAGGAGCGGTTTCAGAAGCGGGATTGATACGCAAGGATGGAGTAAGCAGAATGGACAGATTGACAAATCAAGTAGTTCACGCTCCTTGGGGAACTCCCAGAGTTTCAACCAACGGAATGAACGGGACGAATCCAGAGGATCCGAAAGGAAGAATAGAAGATCAGGTTCTGAGCTGGCCGACACCCGTAACATCGGATGCGATAGGTGGAATTCCGATAATGACACAAGAGAAGTCGGGACGGTGGACGCAAAGAAGAAAGACCGGACAAATATTCACCGCGAAATTGAAGGATGTAGTAACAAACTGGCCGACTCCTGTAACGATGGACAAAATGGGCCCCAAGACGGACAAAGCACTGATCAGGGAAAAGGAACAGATCAGACCAGGCCGGACGAGCTTCTCAAATCTTCGGGATTCGGTAGTACAAGGCACAATGACAGATTTCCAGCCGGACAAGGAGAATTCCAGCACGATTGGGAAGAACCGCGCACGATTGAATCCAGCATGGTCTATACAATTGATGGGTACAACTTTACAGAAGATCTTCACCGTGCCATTGGCAATTCAGTTGTTGAACAAACAGCCGAAATAGCTTTCAGGGATTTATTGAAAAAGCACTTTCCGAATCTCTAACCATGCCCAAAACCTGCACACACCCACCATGCACCCGTAACGTTTGGGGTAAAGGTTATTGTGATCGGCACCAATGGATGCGTGCCGACAAAAAGCCGAAAGCAAAACCCGAGCCGGTAAAAATCAAGATCGTTTTTAAAAGCTTCAGGTCGACGGTGAAGAAACGAAAAAGGATCAGACCCCGAACGCCTGAGCGGGAAGCTCAATATTTGGTATATAGAATCCTGAGAGAAGAGTTCTTTTTGAAGTCTGAAAATCAAATGTGTGCGGTTTATCCTTACCTGAGAGCTTGCGACGTGCACCACATGAAAGGAAAGCTCGGTGAAATGCTCAATGATGTCCGGTGGTGGTTACCTGTGAGCCGCGAAGGGCATGACTGGATTGATCTACATCCGAAACTTGCCAAAGAAAGAGGGTTTTCAGGAGATAGATTAAGTATGACTGATGAATTAAATGAGAATGTATGAAAATTGGCTTACAGACGAATCTTTTCAATGCGGCACCCAAACAGCCGTTAATGTTAGCCTATGGCCTTGGTGTAGATAGTACCTCGGTTTTGGTGGAGCTAAAAAAACGCGGGATTCGACCTGACGCTATTTTATTCGCTGATGTGGGATCCGAAAAACAAGAAACCTACGATTATTTGCCAGTCATAAATAATTGGCTTAAATCTGTTGGATTTCCCCAGGTGATTGTTGTCAAGTATGTTCCGAAGGATTTCAAAAATTGGCCTCCCTATTATTCACTTGGCGAGAACTGTCTAACTAATGGCACGTTACCATCACTAGCATTTGGATTCAAAAGCTGCTCTCTGAAATGGAAAGTTACACCACAAAATCAATGGACTGATAAATGGGGCCCTGCAAGAGATTATTGGTCAATCGGTGGCAAAGTCAAAAAAATTATTGGATATGACGCAAGCGCAAAAGATCGAAAACGATATGCTCAGGCCGTTGGTGTGGAAGATCCAAAATACGATTATTGGTATCCGCTGATTGACTGGAATATGGATCGTGATGCATGCAAAGCTTCGATATTAGCAGAAGGTTTGCCGGTCCCTCCAAAATCAGCTTGTTTCTTTTGTCCATCCACCCAACCGGAAGAGCTTTTTACACACAAAAAGGAATACCTCCGTTACATAGTTGCAATGGAGGCCAGAGCATCGCCAAGATTGACACACATTGAGGGTCTGTGGAGAAATGGGGTCAAAGGAACAAGAGGTGGAAGTAAGAGGCCTGGAAAAATGACCGACTTTATTATTAGCGAAGGCCTGCTTCCAGAAGAAGAAGTAATAAGCATTCAAATCAACATGCCAGCTGATATAATTCGAAACCAAGAATTGTTTGCAGCGGGTGGAGAAATACCAGAATGGCATGACTTCCTTGAAATGTATACACCAGAAGATGCACTTGACGAATCCGGTATTTGTGGATCCTGCATAATGGTTTCAAAACAAACACTCTCGAAATGACCGACTTCCCAAAATACACACCAAATCAACCGGTCCTATGGGTATACACCCCCACAAGATCCGGTGATGATTATGTTTTTAAAGCTACTGTCAGGCAAGTACTGCCAGGTGATAAAGGTTATCTGATCGATACTGAGAACCAGAAAGGGGTCAAGGTTCGGGAGAGGGATTTGAGGCCGGAATTTGTTCACGATACACTTATTAAACAGTTTCCGGATTAGGCAAAAAAATAAGCCCCCAAAGTATGAGAGGCTTAAAACTTTATTTAATTATATGGCTCATTTACAATTGCAATTCCTGCCAACTGTGCGTTAAATATTCCCTAGACTCCATTTTAAGCACTCTGTTGTACCACAAAAATGCTTCTTGTCTCGTAATGTGATATATTTTAATTGTAGCCAATGCAGAAGCAAAAAAAGTCAAAAGAGATAGATTAACAACTATCACTATATAAACTGGCGTATTGTAAAAAATACTCCAATTTAGATTGTCCACTAATTTTCTTTGCAATACACCTATGTCGGGATTAGATGATTTGATCATAAACGCACTCTTCTCAATTTCATAAGATCTAATAATCATCCTTTTATAAAGACCCAAAAACATCTTAATGTGTAATCCAGATGGCCTTCTGCAAGAATGAAGATCGTACGCCATGTCATTCCACTCGATAATTTGTTTGACAATCTTGTAATCGTCTACACTGATATCATGTGATTTTTTAAGAAAATCCATAGTTTCTCTTTGGAATTCAGAAAATCTTAACCTCGAAACAGTGCTTTTTTGAACTGACCTGAGCCAATGCGCGAAAAAGACAGATATAGCCGAAAACGCGAAAACAGACAAAGTGAATAGCATGATTTGAGAATTTAAGGTTGAAGAGGTTGATTGTTATTTCCAAGGTCTAGCCGCCTATCCATTATTACTATGAATTTATCCCGGTAATCCTTGTTTTCGTCCGAAAGAGACTTTATTTGTTTATCCTTGCCGTCAATTATGTGTTTCACTAAAAAATAAATTAGAAGCAATGCTCCACTCAACAAGGCACCCGCTAAACCTAATTTACTTTCAAGAACTCCGAAAATATCCTTAAACCATAACGCAATTTGTGTCATTTTCTTTTAATTCTTTGTAGAAGGGTGGTTTTATTTTACTATATAAGGATAATATTACGAGAAGTGGCGCTAGAAGAACTCCTACTCCCTATTCCTTGAATATCATGGTTTACCATGATATAGTAAATCCATTTCATTTACTCAAAAACTCCAATACCGACTTTTCCAGGTTTCCGGTGGAGAAACCTTTTAAGGGGGTGTTTAGTCGGGTAAGTTGAAATCTGCTTTCAGATTCTCATATTTTGCATATCGTTCGGCATCGATCTTTGCACCTTTCATCCCTTTTAATACTACCACTCTAATCAAAAATTTAGACCCCGTTGGAATGGTTGTATCGTTTCTAAATGAAACAAAGAATTCGCAATAAGTAAACCAAGTTGCAAGTTTAAAAAATCCGGTTTTCCCTTGCGTGTAGGCGAAAGAATTAAAAGGCATGGCTGTATAAAATCCCTCATTATTGCTGATATAGGCCATTACAACATCGTAAGGATTAATCGCAGTAGGAAAATCATAAGTAGCGAACGTTGATAAATCAACAACAGTATCGTAGATTTTTGGTTGATCTGCGCCGGTTCCCGCTTTCCCGGTTTCTCCCTTCGCGCCAGTTTGACCAATTGCGCCAGTATCGCCCTTATCTCCCTTAGGGCCAACAGCGCCATCTTTCCTGGAACATGACAAAATGAAAAGTAAGGCAACGAAGTAGAAGACGTTTTTCATGATAGAAGATTGGTTGAGTAATGCGCCAATTATACAAAACATTTTATCTATTTCCTAAAAATTTCTACTTAACGGCTAGAATACAATCCGTTTGAAAATAATTACAAACAAAATATACAAACCGCTTGTAATTAATAAATCTGTTAGTATATTTGCATATGTTAAAACTAGCACAATAACACGACCAAGATAGCTGCACCGCCCGAATGCAGAAGCCGGTTGAGAAAAACGATCAAAGCAATGGAAAACCCCTTTGAAACCATCCTGAAAGAGCTTAGCAACCTACGGTATGCTATTGAAAGACAGCAACCAGAGCAAAAACACGTACCTGGTGTGAACCTTGACCAATACATTTCTCTTAAAAACGTCTGCGAAATGTACGGGATTTCAAGCCAAACCTTGTGCGCTCACAAAGCTGAGATTGATTATGTGAAACGGTTCGGTCAGATCTACTTCCTGAAAGAATCATTAGCTGAATACATGGAAAACGGAAGGCCGGTAATTAAGGCTCTTTTTAAAAGTACCCGCAAACGTGTAGCATAACAACTACGCATACGATTACAATTCTAAACCCAATCAAGATGACAAAGCCCTTAAAATCCACCCAACAGGAAATTTCTTTGGCTGATTACACTCAGCAAATCTTTGAGCAAATGCCAGAAGTCGCTGGCAATGAAAAAGATTACAAAGTATCCGGCAACATGATCACGATCATATTCGGATCAGAATACGGCGATTTTAAACTATCAATCCTGGTAACAAAAGAAGACACTTCCGAATCAATCCATCAGCGTTTTGTGCAGCTTTTGACCGACCACATCAACGATCAGCAAGATTTCGATCAGTGGGCAAACGATAACTACGAACACGCTTCACACACACAAGGATACGCTTTTGATTCTCTTACTCTTTAAAACTCAACGTCATGCCAACTTTAAGCACATTCACAAAAAAAGTAGAAAAGCAAACAGTAATGTATTCCATGAAAAACCCGGACGAAACCGGTTTGAACTGGACTTACTGGCCGGAAAGTAATCACGTTGTGATGGGCTCTTCCTGGAATCAGATTGAAGGAGAAGAGATCAGGCCACTGGAATTTTTTGAGGCTTACGACAAAGCTATTTCTCTGATAAGTCTTCATGTTTCTCTTGCTCGTATCTGGTAATCTTTAATTCTCTTTTCAATTATGCAATCAGTATTAGAGCCTTCATTTTTTGATCAGATAGCCGATTTGGAAGAATCTGCGCAACCTGAATTTTTTGGATCGTTTTCAGCCGGCGTGCAGGTGAAATTCGAAAATGAAAATGTAGTCAACGAAGTTTTTGATTGTCTTAACGAATTGAGAGACTATCAATTAGGAATCAGTAAATCATTTGACTTGAAATCCATTCAGTCAGCTATTGCAGCCTTGCAGATTATTGAAAGGCGCGCGGAAGAAGTTTAATTCTCTTAATCTTAATCACATATTTATCATGTCCACAGAAACACTCGAACTTCCGGTTGAAACCGATAAGCTTTCACCGATTACCCAGGCAGAATCCGAAATTACACGGATCCGCACAAAAGCTGCTTCACTTACCATTGTTGATCACAACGACAAAAAAGGCTTTGAAGCTGTTTATCAAACCCGCCAGGAAGCTGCAAGACTTCGGGTTGATGTTGAAAAAACTCGTAAAGCGCTGGTTGAAGATTCCGTAAAATGGCAGAAGATTGTAAACAGCACTGCAAATCCTCTTGAATCTAATCTGAAAGAGATTGAATCTGGTTTGAAGGTTAAAGAAGATGCTTACCATGCTGAAAAACAACGGATCAAGGATGAAGCTGAACGGTTACGTAAAGCAAGAAACCTTAAACGTCTGGCGGTAATAACCTCTCTTGATCCAAAATTTAACGGTTCTGGCTATACTTTGGGCGAAGCTTTCATTTCTCAGGATGAAATTGAAAATCTTCCCGATGCTGATTTCCAAACCAAAGTCGAATTGTTTGAAGCTGAATATCAAATCATTCTTGATGCTCGGATTGAAGCTGAAAGACTGGCAAAAATTGAAGCTGACCGCTTGGAAGCTCAACGGAAAGAACAAGAAGCTGCTGCACTGGAACTGAAACGTCAACAGGATGAATTAGCCGCCGAAAGAAAGAAGATGGATGAAGAGAAAGCTGAGCTTGCTCGTGTTGAAGCTGCTAGGGTTGAAACTGAACGTCTGGCTGAAAAAGCAAAGCAGGATGCTATTGAAGCAGAAAAGCGAGAAGAAAAAAGGCTTGCTGATTTGGAAGCTGCGCGGGTTGAAGCTGCCGAAAAAGCACGGGTTGAAACCGAAGCAAAGGCAAAACGTGAAGCAGAAGAAAAGCTTGAAAATGAACGCATTGCCAAGGAAAAAGAAGCCAGAAAACTAGCTCGTCGCCCCGACATCACAAAATACTATGACATGGTTGCCCAGGTATTGAACATTGTCGATAGTGTCACTTTCAAAACAGAAGAAGGTATTGCCGCTCATGCTGATTTCAAGACTGGAATTGAATTGCTAGTTAAATCCAGTGTGCTGAAATCGGAATAAAGAAATA